CTTCTCTTAATTACCTTAATAATTGCAGGGACAGGTGTACGGGCGCTTGCCGCCGAGAGTTTTATGTCGAGAACTCCTAACGGTGTACGAATTGAGTGCGTGTACGACCCAAGTACAGAGTATTATTACGTTATCTTCTCTAAGTGGAAGTCTTTATTTGTTGTCCCATTCCAAATTGAATGTCCAGGAGGAAGTTAAAGTGAACGAAGTTAAGGAAAAGGAAGTTAAGGCAGAAGAGCGCGCTCTTACGGCTGAGGAAAAGGCAGAAATTGCAGCTTTTCAAGCTAGGAAGGCTCGTGACGAACAGCTTGAAAAGCTCTCTAAGAAAACAGAGAAGGACAAGTCAGGTGATGACCTTCTTGAGGAAGCTTACGCCGGACTTTCCATGACTCACGCTGAGCTTAAGACAGAGATTGAAGCTTACTTCTATAAGAACGGCCGTTGGGAAGACCCTGCAAAGGCTGCTGACGAAGCAGATAAGGAAGCCGAGAAGGCAGCGAAAGAAGCTGAGAAGGCTCAAGAGAAAGCTTCTGAAAAGAAGTAAGTTCTCCCCGCTGGAGACTCCCCTTCCCTAGTCAGGTCCACCCTATTAGGGAAGGGTGAGGGAGACGAGACTTGTTTTGTGCCCAATGAAACATCGTTACTTATGGGGAACCTGGTTTTATTAATAATTAACATCACTATCCTTCTTTTCGCTCTCCACAAATTGACAAAATCTATGAAGGCTTTCGCCGCTTTTATGAGAGATCTTAGAAATTTTCTCGAAAGAGAGATGCACTCACATGCCGTGGACAGTCCAGACAGCAAAACGCCATAACAAAAACGCTAACGAAGCTTGGACTAAGGTCGCTAATTCTATCTTGAAGAAATACGGTGACGACGCAAAGGCTATTAAGATCGCTAACGCTGCTATTAAGAAGGTTAAGAAGTAGTGGTTAAGACAAAGCAACCTGAAGTTATCCCGGTTTCTACGCTCTCTAAGCAAATGGGAGCGGCGTTAAGAAGAACGGCTCTCAGACCTTCTATTTATGGGTACAGGGCACTTCCTCACCAAGAACGTTTCCACGCCGATCCTCATAAGATCCGGCTCTTTATTGGTGGGAACAGAAGTGGTAAGACAGTAGGCGGCGCGGCGGAAGCTGTTCTAATGTTAGCTGGGGAGCATCCTGTACGCACTCCTATTTTTGGGGCCCCTGTACGATTGCGAGGCGTTGGAGTTGACTTTGAGTCTGGAATTAACCGAATCATGCTACCAGAGATTGCCAGATGGATACCGCCTAGTCTACTCAAAAACGGAAGCTGGGAGGACAGTTACGTTCGAGGTGAGAGGACTCTTTACCTTACAAACGGATCCGTCATGGAATTTCTATCTAACGACCAAGACGTTGAAAAGCACGCAGGGGTGTCACGTCACGGCATTTGGATAGACGAAGAATGTGACCAAGAGATTTATAACGAGAACTTGGCCCGAACCATAGATAGTAAGGGTCATATCTGGATGACTGTAACGCCTTTGCAGGAACTTTCTTGGACATATGACAGGATTTACACTAAGGGTAAGGCAAACGACCCTAATATCGGGATTCACGAAGTTTCAACTACTGAAAACCCCTATATCAGTAGTGCTGAAATGGACATTATGACGGACGGAATGGGGGATGCAGAGAAGAAAGCACGTCTAACGGGGGCCTACATAAGCCAGTCAGGCACCATTTTTAAGCAAGTTTTGAAGCCAGACGTGTTTATAGAGCCTATTGTAAACACTGAAAAATGGCCCCTGTACATGTCGAAATGGGGTTTTTTCGGCTGTTTAGACCACGGTTACACTAACCCTACAGCCTTTTACATCATTGCATTTGATGGCGAAGGAAGAATGGTGGTGTGCGATGAGTACTACGAACGAGGACGAGTCGTCGAAGAAAACGCAGTCGCAATCCTATCCAGGATTCGACAACTCAGACTCACACAGAAGCTCCTGTATGTTGTTGCTGACCCGTCTATACGAAATAAAGATCCAATTACTGGAACTTCAATACAAGCAGAATACGCTGAGGCAGGACTTTTCCTCGGTCTGGGAAACAACGATGTGGATGCCGGAATTAATAGACTGAGTAACCGGTTCCGAAAGAAGCTGTTGTTCATTACTAAAGACTGCGAGCATTTGATCTGGGAACTTCCCCGATATCGGTGGGATAAGTTCCAGAGCCGTAAGATAGCTGAACGGAGGAACGCTAAAGAAAGTCCTTTAAAGAAGGACGATCATGGCATTGACGCTATCAGATACGGTGTGGTAAGCCGCCCTGCACTTCCGGGTGAGCATGAATTCAAGTACGGGAACATAATCGACGCTCCGGTTGCGATCACTAATGGAGAACGTTTCGATGAGGACCTGTGGTCAAAAATGGGAGCGTCTAAGGAGAAACATTTTGATGAAACCTTAGGAACGGAGTGGTAAAGTTGCTACCTGTTATTGTAGATAAAAAATCAATGTTACCTCCAGCGACGTGTTTTAAATGTCGTGGCGATCAAGGGTCACCACGACTTTATTGGATGTTTATGGGAGTTACTTTAGACTGGGAAGGTGCAGTTTATTACTGCAATGAATGCCTGAAGGATATCGTTAAAGAAGTTCCAGACGCCTACACGCAGGAGGATGTTGACAAGCTGATTCTAGCTTATAACGATGAAATTGAAGAAGCAAAGATTCAAAACGAAGCGGCCACTAATATCCTGACACGGCTTCGTTTTTTGGGCTTCGATACTGACAAACTGCTAGAAGAAGGCGATTATGGACGAAATGATGATGTATCTGATGAACATCATAGTGGAGAACAACAAGTACTTGATGGAAATGAACAAAAGACTCCTGAACAGAATTCTTCCAGAAAGTTCAGAGTTCACGACTTTTCCGAGTAGTACAGAGTACGAGTTACAGAGTACAGATCGTAATGAAGAAGTGGGCCTTGACGGAACTATTTATCTCGGCGTTCTTCCTGACAGTGTGTTAGATGAACTAGCCGAAAAGGAGTTTGAGGATGCCGGATGAGGTGACTCCCAAAGAAGTTGGTTACTGGCAGCAAGAGTACGCCAAGTGTAAGCAACTGCGTGAACCATTTGAGAGGCAATGGTATTTGAATCTAGCCTTTTATAATGGGAAGCAGTATGTGAGTTGGATTCCTAATAACTCTGTGCTGTCTAATCAACGGCTTATGGACCCACCTGCACCAAGGTACCGTGTACGTTATGTAGGCAATAAAGTTAGGCCCGCTGTACGGATGGAGATAGCAAAATTAACGAAGGAAGAGCCACAATTCTACGTTGTACCATCAACTACTGAGCCTACTGATGTAATGGCGGCAGAGGTTTCTGAAGCTATTGCAGAGTACATTCTAGACGCTGCCAAGTTTAACGTGGCACGTCGCAGAGCGGCTTTTTGGATGAGTATTTGTGGAACGTCTTTTATCTCCACTTACATCCTTCCTGATACGGGAGAGGACCCGGCTTTCTGTAATATCGCTTATGACGATGTTACTCCTTTCCATATCTTCATTCCGAACCCTCAAGAACAAAATATCGAAAAGCAGCCATACGTTATCCGAGAACGTACTGTGCACGTCGATAAGATTCAAGAGCAGTACGGGATGAAAATAAATCCGTCGATGGTGACTACGCTTCCTGTGGATCAACGCTTCCTTCAGGCAATTGGAATCAGGAACCAGTCAGGGTCGGCGGATATGGTCAATATGTGGGATATCTGGATTAAGCCCTGTGTGAAATATCCCCAAGGAGGTTATATTGTTCTCGCAGGGTCGAAAATTGTGTACGTGGAACCTCCTATCCAAGATCCTACATTAGACCTAGTAGATAAGCCACTAGAACTAATGCCGTTCTCTCAGACTAGCTATCCATATGGACACGGCATGTTTCCTTTTGCTAAGTCTGAGCACATTCCTTCTGGTGGATTTTATGGCTTGTCGATTATTGACGATATGATTGCGCCACAACGGGTATACAACCGTCAACGCTCATCAATCATAGAAAGCAGTAATCTAACTTCTAAGCCACAGCTTGTCTACACAAAGGGATCAATTGATCCTAACAAAATTACGTCAGAGCCAGGGTTGCTGATTCCAGTCAACCCTGGCTTTGATGCTCCCCATTACTTAGATACTAAGGCTGTCTCTTCTTATGAAGAAAAGAACATCGAGCTTACACTTAGTGATCTTGATGACGCAGCCGGACAATATGAAGTCACGAAAGGTCGTACACCGCCTGGAGTTGAAGCGGCATCGGCAATTGCGTATTTGCAAGAGGAGAACGATTCTCGTCTACATACAACAATTGCATCAATTGAGGAAATGACTACAGTTATCGGTGTACAGACACTAAGTCTGGTTCAAGAGTTTTGGGATCCTCAGAAGATTCTAGCTGTTGTTTCAAAGGCTGGAGCCTTGGAAACTGTACAATTTACTGCTGCTAATATCAAGGGTGGTACAGATATCCGGGTTGAAACTGGATCTATGGCTCCTAAGTCTCGAACGGCGAGACAAGCTTTCATTACTGAACTTATGAAGCTCGGTTTGATTCCACCTGAAAAGGGACTTCGTTATCTAGAAATGTCTGAAACGAACCGCCTGTACGAAGAACTACAAGTGGATTCTAAGCAGGCTCGTCGTGAGAACGTAAAGATGGCACAAATGCAACAGATGATGCAGCAGCCAATGGGAATGCCAGGTCAAGGTTTGTCTCAAGGTCCTCAAATGCCAGGAATGGAACAACCTCAGCAGCCGCAAATGCCAGGAATGATGCCTCAACAGCCTCAACCTTTGCCTGTTTTTCCAATTAATCCTTGGGATAATAACGATATACACCTGTATGAACACGGTCTGTATATGAAGTCGCAAGAGTTTGAAACTCTTCCAAATGAAGTTAAGCAAGTCTTTATTCAACACTACATGCTCACGGAGCAGGCTATTTTAGGAGCGCAATATGGCGCAGGAGTTCCAGGTGCCGCAGACAATTCCGGCGGCGCAGAACAGCCAGGACAATTACCAGCAGGACAGCCAGCCCCAAGCCCCAATGGAGCAGTACCAGCAGGAGACGCTGGGGGAGGGGTTCCTGCGGGCTATTCCTGAACAAGACCGGAATATTGTTCAGAAGTACATTAAGGATTGGGATGGTAATGTAACTAGAAAGTTCCAATCTATCCACGAACAGTATCAACCATATAAAGAACTGGGTGATTACGAGGAACTGCGTCAAGCTATGGCGCTCAACCAGTATCTTCAAAACAACCCTGTAGACTTTTATAATCACCTTCAAGAGACGCTTGACGAAATGAGAGAACAGGGACTTATAGTGACAGAAGAACAGGAAGAACAGTTTATTCCTCAGACTGAATCTGTTCAGCAGCCTGATAGGGTTGCAGAACTTGAAGAACAGATGCAAGCTTTTTTGGAATGGCAGCAGGAACAAGTTAATTCTGCTGAAGAAGCTGAACAAATGCAGGAACTTGACAATTTGATGGATCAGATGCATACTGTTCACGGAGATTTTGACGACGACTGGGTTCTTCTACAACTCAGCCGTGGTGCTACACCAGAACAAGCAATCGAAGGTTGGAACTCTCTACTCCAATCAAAGGTCGGCAGCTTTCAAACTCGCAAGCCCATCCCAAATGTTATGGGAGGGAACGGGGCGGTTTCAGGGAGCCAGGCAGACTTTGGAAAGATGAGTCGTGACGAGCGTATTGCGTTCATTACTCAATCAATTCAAGCAGCCAACTCATGAAAGGACTGACCTAAATGGTCGCTACACTCACAAGCGCACTCGGGATCTTGAAAGAGGTTTATGAGGGCGATATTAATAACCAGCTGAATGAGGAAAAGGTCCTCATGAAGCGCATTGAAAGCTCCACTTCTGGAGTTTTCGAGAACGCTGGTGGCAAGTACGTGGTATTCCCTGTACGGACTTCACGCAACCAGGGTATTTCGTACCGTGCAGAAAACACACAGTTGGCTCCTGCGGGTCAGCAAGGTTACGCTTCGACTCAGGAAATGCTGAAGTACGGCTACGGTCGACTTCGTTTGACTGGTCAGTTGATGGAACTTGCTGATACAAACGCACAGGCTTTTGCCAACGCTGCGGACGCTGAAATGTCTGGTCTTAAGGAAGATGTGGTTAAGGACTCCAACCGAATTGCTTGGGGCGCTTATCAGGGAGCTGTAAACGTTACTGGCGTTATTTCTCGTGCAACTGCTGGCTCGGCAACTTCTACAGTTTCTGCCCCAACATTTGGTTCGATTCAGCCTGGAATGATTGTTGATATCGTTGATAACACTGGAACACTTGTTGCTGGTGGCGGTAGCTTGACAGTTCTTTCAGCCGCTCCGTACTCAAGCAGCTTTACTGTTTCAGCGGCAGTTACAACTGTTACTGGCAACAACATCGTTCGTGTTGGTGATGCAAACCGTGAGCCAAATGGTATCCTCGGCTTGGTTAATAACACTGGAACGATCCATAACATTAACTCGGCTACGGCTGGTAATGAATACTGGCGTTCAACAGTTGATTCCACGACAACGACACTTACAGAAGCAGCTATGATTGCTGCATGTGACAACATTCGCCGTGCAGGTGGAAAGCGTCCAACAGCTATCTTTGCTTCACTTGGAGTTCGTCGGGCTTACTTTAACCTCATGACTTCTCTTCGTCGCTATAATGAGCCGAAGGAATTCAGTGGTGGTTTGATTGGCTTGGCTTTCAACTACGAACGGGAACTGCCTGTTGTCTCTGACGTTGACGCGCCAGATAAGACGATGGTTTTCCTTTGTGAGCCAGAAATTAAGGAGTACAGGACTAAGCCCTGGTACTTTGCAGCCAACGATGGTTCTATCTTCAAGTACGTCGCGGACTACGATGCTTGGGAAGTTCTTCTTAAGCAGTATTGGCAGCTTGTTACGCACCAACGTAACTCACATGCTGTGATGAACAACATCACTGAAGGCTGATTTCCTGGGGAGAGTGTAGGTTCGAGTTGCCACTTGACTACACTCTCCCCTCCTTTCTTTAAGGAGAATTACCTTGTTAGAACATTTCAACGCACGTCGAGCTTCTGTTATTACACCAAGTGATTCAGCTAATCTCACTAATGGCGCTTTTGCTCTATGGGTTGGCGGTGCGGGTAACGTTAATCTAGTTACTTCCGGCGGCGACACAGTTCTTATTAGCGGAATTCCTGCTGGAACGTATCTTAATATCCAGACAAGTCGAGTTCTTGCTACAAATACAACAGCTACTTTGATTGTCGGACTTTCGTAAATGGCTGCTGGTCTTGCATTAGGACAACCCTTTAGTAGAAGTGTCGCTGGTGGAGGTGCAGCACCTCCTCCTTTTGATCCTACTCAAATTGCTGGACTTCAAGCTTGGTACGATACATCAGATAACTCTACTTATACTTTTTCTTCTGGTTCTTCAGTTTCTCAGCATAGAGATAAGTCTGGTCAACTTCATCATCAAAATCAAAACACTGTAGCAAGTCAGCCTTTTCGTGATGGTGTTAGAAATGGACTTCCTACTAATCGTTACCTTGGTGGACGTCACACACGTTATCTAGGTACTACTAACATAAATGTGGGTGCTTGTACCATTTTTATGGTTATGGTTCAAGGTACTGATGCAAACTACCTAGGTATTATGAGCATTCATGCAACGGGTACTCAGGCTGAAGGTGCTGATAACGCTTCCCTTCTTATTCAAACGGCTCTTAATACTGATTATGTAAATGTAAGTAGAATGAGTAGCAGTGCTAACATTCTAGGATCTGGGGCTTTTCCCTATGGTCTATATAGCTGTATGTTTAGAGTTGATGGATCTACAGATGCTTGGAAAGACAGTGTTAAAACTCCTGGTACTGTTCCACAGGCTACTACTTATGGAGCGGCTGACGGTGGCATTATACTAGGAGAGAGACTTTATCTTGGAGCACTTTCTGGTTCTCCTTATAATGGAGAGTTAGCAGAAATTGTTATTTATAATACTGAACTATCTGCTATTAACTTTGCTAAGGTAGAACTTTACCTTCGTACTAAGTGGGCAACTCCCCCTCCCCCTCCACCTCCAACTCTTACTTCTCTTACTCCAAACAACTGTATTGTAAACGTAGCTACCACAGTTACTCTTACTGGAACAAACTTCCTTCCAACATCAGTTGCCTACGCTGACACAACTGCGCTTACAACTACGTATGTTTCAGCTACAAGTCTAACTGCCTCCTTTACTCCTACTGTTGTAGCAACTTCACAATTTACTGTTCGTAATGGTGTTGATATTTCAAACCAAGTTCCCTTTACTACCAACGCTACTCCTCCGTTTGCTCCTACGGATATCCCGAACCTTAAGGGTTGGTGGGATTCAAATGATGCCAGTAGTTTTGTTTATTCTAGTGGAACAGAAGTAAGTCAATGGAGTGATAAATCTGGATTTGGTTGGCATATGACTCAGTCTACTGTTGGACTTCAACCTTCTCGTAGTGGAACTGAGAACTCTAAGCCTACAATTGTTTATGACTCAAGTGTTGGAGATTTCCTAGCAACGGCTATTGGTTCAATTGTTCCAACAAACCCCTACACCCTGTACCTTGCTTTTAGACCTTATCTCCATGCGTCATATCAAACTGCACTTATGGATAGTAATGATCTAACACGTCCAGGTCTTTACGGTGATACAACAAATACTTTCTTTAATAGCTTTGGTGGTTCATTTGTCTGGCCTGTAAATGCAGCGGATGGTGTTGCTGTTGTGTATGCATTTGTTGTTGCTCCTAATCCTAACGGTGCTTTCTACAGAAATGGTACATTAGTTGTTTCAGCTAATCACTCTTCATGGGGCTTACAGTTTGGATTAAAGACAGGTAAGACGGCCGCTCAAGAAATTTGGCGCTCATTCTTTACTAGCTATTTTGAAATCCTTGCCTACGCTGGTGCTCATACTACTACACAGCGTCAACAAGTTGAAGCTTACCTTAAGTCGAAGTGGGGAAC